CGGACATTCCACTTTGATAATATCTTTCTTGCCTTTCGGCATAGCAACGGACACGCGATCAAGATTCGCAGTATCCCATTTCCTATTGCCCTCTTTACGGGCCTCCGTATATTTCTGCGGCGATATATGCACCACTCCCTTCTAATTAATTTTATTATACTCCCTCCGCAAGCACTTAACAAGTGAACATTATAGACATATTAACAAGTAAACTTTTGTAGAAACTGCTCTCTTGCATTCACTTAATAAGTGAACTATAATAGCACACGTAAGGAGGAAAAGAAAAAGCCCTCTGCATCACCGCCGACCAAAGCCGGATGCAGAGAGCCACCAACCACCACAGGGAGGCCAGTATCGGTATTATACCGACCTCCCGCCAAGAAAACAAGGAGGAACTTTTATGAACGATATCATTATTCCCGCAAAGTACCGGCGTGACTTGGATAACGCCGAATACCAGGTCAATGCAGCACACGCCTTACTTGAAAACATCATCGAGCCGATGATCCACTGCACCCGCTGCGAAGGACTGCTAATAGAATACTCGGCACAGACCGGTGGTGATCTGAACAAGGCCGCCCGTGCATGGATGGAAGAAAACATTGATGCGCTATATGCCGCCGAATATGCCGCACAGCAGCTTTTGAGCGAAGCTATGGACACCTTGCAGATGCTTCCGAAAAAGGAGGTTTGTAATAATGCTTAACGCGATCAAAACCGAAGATCAACGCACAACTGTTGAAATCGGCATGGATTGTATCATGCCCAGAATCGAGATAGCGAACGACATCTTGTATGATGCTTGGGAAGAGTTTTTCGGAAATGTCCCGCAGCCGAGTATTTCCGCTTTAGAGGCAGAGCGTTTAGGCCGCATTCTATATGCCGCGTTTGACATGACATCCAACGCTATCCGCGAGTATCATTTGATGTTGGGACACTATGATTTGGATACGGTCGAGCGCTTCATGGAGAATGCGGAACATATCGCCAAAACCATAGAAGCAAAGAAGGCGATCGAAACAATGAGAAAAGAACAACGCTTTGATGACGTCGAGAAGGCAATGACGCTTGATAACGAGGCGGTCATCAAGCTGTTGACGAGCGAGGTGCCGGAAGAATGAAGCTTCTCTACTGTGCCCGCTGCACCACGCCGCTGATGAGCGCAGCCACGGTGCATATTTGCCCGTGCTGCGGGGCTGCTTACCGTCAACGCGGCACGCGCTTTTCCTTCGTCGCCGATCTGTCCGGCGTATCCGTCAAAGAGCTGATGCAGAGCATGGAGGTCACGCTATGAACGATAACGACAGATTCTATCCCGTCGTGCAAACGCCGGTCGGAAAGGTTCTGCTCATTGGCTCAACTATGACCGTCGAGCGCGAACGCGAGCTTTTCGGAAAGAAGGTGCTCCCGAATGAGCACAGATGAATGCATTCGAGCGCATGACTTGAACAACGCGCCGCTTTCCCGGATATGTGCGCCAAAGTGTACAGTAGCCCGCAAAGTCCGCCGAAAGGCAGCAAAGAACACAGTGTGTTAGTACAGCGAAAGCTGTTTTACCTGTCCTTTATCGGACTGTAAGCAGACGGTTGTCAAATGCTTAACGGTCAACCGTTTGCCGATAGATCCTCTCATGTAACGCAGAAAGCCCACAGGAACACTCCTGTGGGCTTTTGCTTTGCCGGTGCTTATTGTATTCTCGCAGTGTTACCGTGCGTATTACAAGCCAGCAGGGGGGGGCTGAAACACCTTCTTGTTTTGAAGCCACCCTTTACTCCGCCGTCTGCAGCTCCACGAGCTGTTGAATCACTCGTTCCAGGCGTTCAAGCACTTTGTCATAGCCGAAGATAAACATTTGCAGTCTCCTTTCCCGTTAGTACAGCAGCACGGGCTTACCGGCTGCGCGCGTCATGTTGTTGATGTTGGGGACGACCACACGGGCAAGCGTTTTGCCGTCCACCACAAGATTGACATTGATCGGCTCGCGGTCGCCCTGCGCAAGCGCCTCCATAACGGCCTGCTTGATGGTCGAAAGCGGCGCTTCTACGTTCGTTCCGCTCTTCTGGTCGCCAAGCACGGCAAGGAACTTGCGATTCGGCGGGATGACCGCGCCGCTGGCAAGCTGCGGGATATCGTTGTACACCGGCACATTGGCGTCTAAGCTCTGCGCCGCCACGCGACGGCTGCGCGCCTGTGCCTTTGTTGATACGCGCGTGCCGGTAAAGCCGGACGTTGCCTTTCTGACTTTGGAATCGTCCACACTGTCGACGAAGAATTTCAGCGCAAGGCCGATCGCTGCCGAGATGATGAACGCCGTACCGGCGCTGACGATTCCCAGCGCTGCAAGGCCAACGCCAAGAACACCGGCCAGCAGTCCAAGAAGTACGCTGCGCCCGATGCTGACAAGCCGCTGCGTGCCCTTCTTCGGGTCTTTGCGGACGCTGTAAATGCTCAGTCCGAGAATCAGGCCTAATCCCATGCCGACGACCGTACCGACGCCCGGCGTCACGATAGAGCCGATAACAGCACCAAGCAGCGCGCACAGCACGACGATCAACTCGGAAAGAAGCTGCGATTAGCCGCCGTGTTCCTCGTCCCCCTCTGCAAAGCCGGTGAGATAGAGGCCGAGGATCGCGCCCAGGCTGAAACCGGCCACGCCGCCGGTGATGCCAAGAAACACGCTGCCAAGCAGCGCACCGAGCAAAGCCGTGATGACCACGATCCACGCATCTTCCGCGTCCATCTCGGTTTTCCATGTTTCGGGGTCAAGGCCCACAAGGTACAGCCCCAGCAGCACACCGAGGGATAAGCCGATGACGCCGCCTGTGATGCCGCCGAACGCCGCGCCGAGCGTTGCACCGAGCAGCGCCATTAAAACGGTCAGCCATGTTGCCTTGCTCTTGGGGATAGCTTTCTTGTCAAAGCTCCATTTCAGGTCATCCACGACGATCTCAAGCCCCGCGCGGATGGTCTTAAAGATATCATTGATCTTCTGGAACACCTTGTCGAGCTTTTCCATCATGGGCCCTTCGTCAAAATCAAAGTCCGGCGCAATGGCAGATGCTCCGCCGCCACCGCCGCCAACGGACATTGTCGTGCTGAGTTTGTTGATCTCATCAAACGCCGCGAGCGCGTCTGTCGCTTCCTTTGCCGCCTTGCCGGTCGCGTCAATGGCGGCGGCCTCTTTGTAGAGGTTTTTGCCCGATGCCTCCATGCTCTTCTTTGACTTACCGCTCAGAATCGAAATGATCGTCACGATCTCCGACACAATGGCCGCAAGCAGATTCATTAGCCACGTCAGCGCCGGAATGAGTACGTCCATCAAAGGCGCGGCCAGCGTCAGCAGCGCACCTTTGAGGCGGGCAAAAGCGTCGGATGCCTCTGCGCTGGTCGCAATAGCCGCCTTGATCTGCTTGCGCAGCGCCATGAGCGCCGCCGTGATGACTGAGAATACAAGCATAGAGCGCGCTAAACTCTTGACCTGATCTCTGAAACGCGCGGCATACTGGCCCGCTTTGGCAAGCGCGGAATTCTCCGCCTCGCGCTCCCTGCGTTCCTGCTCCGTATTAGCGATCAACTCACCGGCAGCGACTTTTGCTTTGTCGAGCTTTACCGTCATGCTGTTGATGTTGGCGGTCGTCTCTTCGTAAGCAGCCGAAAGCGTTTTGACCTCCTTCGTCTGCGTGTGCAAAAGCGCTTCCTGCTGTTTGAGCTCCGCCTCCGCAGCGGCGCGGCGGTCTAACACTTGCGTCTGATACTCGTTCTGTGTAAAGCCCTGTTTTTGGATCCATTCGCGGTCGTTCAGCCGTTCGACTTCCTTTCGCAGCATCTTCACGCGTTCCTCAGTAGCTTTTGCTGCCTGAGATGCGGCGTCAAGCTGCTTTTCAAGGTTCATCTTATTGCCCGTTTCCTTTTCAAGCTTGCTGTTCAGTTCGGATATCTCGTCACGCAGCTTGCTCAGTTTCTTTTGTGCTTTGGTCGAATCCAGATCACAAGAGAAAATCACACTGCCGTCAGCATTCGCCATTTAATCACTCCTTCCCCAATTTCAACCAAGTCGAAATGGTGGTCTCTTCTTCCTGGCTGAGCTTATTTTTTATGTTCACGAGGTCGCTGTTGCGGCGATACCATTCGCGTTCGTCCTTTTCGAGCGTCTTTCCTCGTGCTTTTTTGTCTCTGATGCGCACGACCTGAGCAAAGGTGCAGTCCCCGAGATCATTATACGCACCGAGGAACGTCCACCAATGGACGCCCCCGGTGTTGGTCTTCGCATCATAAGGGATCTCGCGGATATCCCGTCCGAATATCCGGTTGATGGGCGGGAGGATCAACGGATAGTCCTGCTCCCAGTCAACCAGCTTCGGCGATTTCCTCTTGTCCGGCTCCTGTCCGCCGTTCTGGAACCACGAGAAAGCGTCTACCGCCTCTTGCAAATGCTGCGGCGGGATATCCTCAGGCGAGACATAGAACATCTGCAAGATGCCCTCTGCGCGGTCAGTGCCGCTCAAATCAGGATCACTCAGCATTACGAAGATATCGAGGATAACGCGAAAGTCCGTGCGGATCTCATAGCTCTCTCCGCCGATCTCGACGGAGGTAGGCAAGCCCCAATTCATCGGCGATACTTTGCCGTGTACTTCTGAATGCGCGGATTCGTGGCTTTCTGCTCACGAGCAAAGGCGCTGTCTGTCTCATCCATCAGCGCAAGCAGGAAATTTGTCCATACATGCAGGCCGTCCGCCATCGCATAAAGGTTCATGCTGCCAAAGATGCTGTCACATACCGGCTCTTCAAAAAGGCCGTCAATGATCTCGCGCATCTCCTTGTCGCGGCGGTCGGCAATGTTGAAAATCTCAACGCGGTCGCCGCACTTCTGCACCTCATATGCGTATTTATCTTGCTTCTTGTCCAGTGTGTCAAACGCATTGTAAAGACGCTGGATAAATGCGCCGTCAGTCGGGTTGAATCGAATGATCACATCGCCCTTAACGCCGTGCACGGTGTATTCCTGCACACCGTTCGCAAAACTAAGTTCCATATTTATCTCTCCTTAAATTTGTTTTCAGGAAACTTTGTATCAGAATGTTGATCTCTGCCGCTTATCGAAAATCAGAAGTTCTCCACGGCCTCGCCCGCGAGATCGTCCCATTTTTCGCTCATGCTGACAATTACACCGGGCGATTTGCGCCGGTAGCCGTCCCCGTCGCCGCAACTGTCAGAAATTGCCGAAATGCTGTCCCATGCCCGCATGACTGCGCCCTCCCCGCTCTGGCAGTCAAGAGCGATAGCGTTAAGGGCTGCGGCCTCTCGGCGGCTGTCCGTAGTCTTTGCGGCTTCGGCTGCGTAGTGACCCACTAACTTTAGCATTGTGGGGTTGCTGTCGAATCGTTCCATGAACGCGGCGTAATCAGCCGGGGAAAGAACGCCGGTTTTCATCAGCTCAAGGGCGTTATTGTCGATTGCGTCAGGGTTTGCAATATTGGCGGCGCGCACTGCCTGTTCCAACTCGGCGCGGATCGTGCGGCGCGTGGCCTTGAAGTTGTCCCAAACGCGGGCGCTCACCTCGTTAAAGGTGGCTTCTGCTTCATGCAGCTTTAGCGCTGCGCGGGTTGTTCTAATCTGCTTTTCCTCGGCGCTGTCTCCGGGCTTCCATGCGTTAGCGTCACGGCTGGCCTGCTGCGCCTCTTGGAGTGCGCGGAAAGCGGTGTTGTATTCGCTGCGGGCTTCTTTGAAAGCTGTATCGAGCTTTCGGGCGTAAATGTTAAACTGGCTCATGGTGTGTTCTCCTTTCCTTACAGTTGACCGCGCAGCATAGCATTGAAAAGAGCGCTGCTGGCCTTACTGTCCTTTGCTTTTTCCGTCAGCTCTGCCGCGTACTTCTCAATGGTCGCGCCCAGATCGGACGCGGCAATACGATTTGCGGAAAGATCGCGGCGGGCAAGTGCGGCGGCTTCTTCGTCGATATTGTGCTTGTCTACGCTGTCAAGGCTCACGCTGCTGCGGATTGCTTTATAGTTTTCGCTCTGTGCCTTGCGCTCCTGTTCCTCTCGCCGTGCCTGGTATTCGACTTTTAGGCGGCTTCTGGCGGCTCTGTATTCAGGGCTGCTACGCTCCAACTCGGCGCGGGTGCAAGCGTCCAAATACGCCTCGTCGCTGTCATAGTCGCCGCGCTTTACAAGGTCAAGGGCGCTACTCAAATCAAAGCCGAAAGCGGCCTTTGCCTTTGCTTCTACGCTCTCGCGGGTTTCAATGTTGGCCTTAAAGTCCATAATAAATTTCCTTTCTTTTTTATGCGCTATTGCGCTGTTTTTCTTAAAGGTCGATAATGATAACACATTCGCAGTCTGATAAATAATCTCGTGCTGCCTGTTCCGTCTGAAATACCTTTGCAGGGCTTTGCGGCGCTCTGCAAGCCGCCCACGCGCCATTTTCAAGCAGGGTCATAATTGCTGCGCCGGTTTTCTCCTGCGCTGCAATCGCCTGTAAAGAGGCAAGGCGGGCTTTAATTCCGTTATTCAAGGGCTTTACCTCCAATCTCGTCACTCTCCAATTCCGGCAGTTCCAACTTACCTTGCTCGATTGCTTCATCAATCATCTGATAGAGCGACAGGCTTAACGGGTCAACGCCCTCGACAGGATGGGGATACAGCACAATGCGTTTGCCGTCCGGCGTCACCGCGCCATACTTACGCAAATACGTAAACGCATCTTCTGCCGTGCGGAACTCACCGCCGCCCTCGACGATGAAGACCGTCTCATCGGCTGACAGCGACCTGAGGTATTCCCGCAACGCCGCAAGGCGGATATCAAAATTTTTCTTCATCGCTGTTCCTGCTCCCTTCGCCATGCTTCAAGCTCGTCAAGCTGCTGCATGATGTCTGTGATTTCTGTGTACTTCACCGTCTGACGTAAAATCTCTGCCGCGGCACTCACGCGGGTCTGTGCGGGCGCGTCTGCATCCTGCATGATCGTTGCCAGCGTATCCGCCGCGGCGTGCGCCCGCTCCTGCAGCACGTTACGCGCCGCTTCGGTTCGCTCGCGCCGTGCCTCGTTATACTTCTGCATAAACTCCGCGTCACGTTTTCGGCGATAGATCGTCTGCTCGTTGATCTCGAGCTTTGCCGCCGCGCTCCGCACCGTCGCGGAGATCAAAAGCGCGTCAATAATGGTCTCGTCTCGAATTTTCTTTGCCAAAGTTTGAAAAGCCCCCTTTCCGGCTCTGCTTTATCTGACGTTTCAGTGTTTTTTATTAGTAATACTCCATCAGCGGTTTGCGGATACGCGGATGCCGCAGGGCTCGTATTGCTTCCCGCCGCGCCTTTGCATCAGGCTTTTGGCCAAGCCAAAACTCACTGATGATCGCGTCGCGCTGCGCATCCGTCAGTTGTGCAAGCGCCGCTTGCACGGCCTGTCGAAAATCCCGCTGTTCGATATCCTCAAAGGCTTCTTCTGCTGCTTCATCTGGTAGAACATCGGCGATAGTAAAGCTGCCGTCTTCGTTCTCATCCAGTGGCGTATCGAGCGATAAATGATATTTATTGAGCGGGTCTTCTCGCGTTCGTTTCGTCCTCATCCCGTAAGCCTCTACAAATACCGCCTTTAGCTGGATGGTGTACCAAGTGGAGAATGCACCGCTTTCCGGCTTCCATGTCTGTACGGCTTTCAGAAGCCCGATAAACGCACTTTGTTCAAGGTCGTCTAATTCGACACCGCCGCTGCCTTCAAACGCTCTGAACCACCGCGTGGCTTGCTGCATAGCATATCGGCGGCACATTCCCCACAAGGTCAATACTTCACCGTCGCCAGATTGCACCTACACTGCAATTTTGTTCGCCTGTTCGCCAAGATTTGTGACAAGTGGTTTTGCTTGCATATCCGCTCCTCCTGTGGTAAAATCAGAATTGACAATTCGAACTCACCACAAGAGCGGTCCTCCCCGATTTGGGGAGGGCTTTTTTCATACGTGCACGAGAACCGCGCCGCTATCGCTCACGTCCTCGATGGGGCCGCCATTGATTGCGGCCATCGCGTGGACTTCGCGGTCGCCGTTACTCAGCTCGACGAGCGCGAGGCAGGCGACAGGGTACGTCTTGCCGTCCTCGAATACGTAAAGCATATTTGCAGGGGCAGGGATGATCTGAATGATTTTGTCGTTCATGGTTCTTGTCCTTTCCGTTCATAGGCTTAAAGCCTAAAATGTTTATTCATTGCCCGCTCGAACCTGTCTCGGTCATCAGCAGGCAAAAGCGGAATTACACGGTGCTGCATCTCGTCACGCTGGCGGTAGCGTTCACGCTTCCGGCGTGCCGGTTTGATTTCCGCTAAAATGCTGGCCGCGGCCTCAATATTCATGCTGTAACCCTCCCTGTGACCTTGTAGAAGGTCGCGTCAACGTGACCAGTCGCGCCGCGTCGGTTTTTATCGAGCCACAACTCCAACAAAGATGGCGATTCCATGCGCTCATCTGTCTCACACGGCGGATTGTGCAGCAGTGTCACCGTGTCAGCGTCCTGCTCGATGGCACCCGATTCACGGAGGTTTGCCATTGTAGCCCGAAAGCTGCCGGAACGGTCAGAGGCCGCCGCGCGGTTGAACTGGCACAAACACAGCACAGGGATGTTCAGCCTCAGTGCAAGCAGCTTCAAGGCCCTGCTGTTCCTTGTGGTCGCCTCGTAAAGCGAAAGCCGAGCTTCCGGCGGTTCAAGCAGCCCGAGGTGGTCGACGATCAGCAGGCCCGGCTTTTCGCGGTAGGCCAGCGCCTCCACCTGCCGAACATTCATGCCCGAGCGCCGATTGAACACGATTGGCAGCGCGGAAAGCTCAGTCGTACCCTCGGCAAAACGCATATACTCGTTGTCGGTCAATCTGCCGCCGAACATGAGCCGCGCCGATGACAGGCCCCCAATATTTCCGACAAAGCGGGCGGAACAATCCTCTGCGCTCATTTCAAGTGACAAGTACAACACCTTAACGCCGTTTCTTGCTGCGTTGAGCGCGATCTGCAAGGCAAGCGCTGATTTTCCGACCGCCGGTCTTGCACCGATGATGTGCAAGCCACCGTTGATGAAGCCGCCGCCGAGCAGTTTATCGAATTTCAGCAGACCAGATGCCACACACGGTGCTTTGCCGCCGACCTGCTCAGAAATGCGGTGTCCAAGCTGCGTGAGCGCTGCCGTAAGCGTTTGCGAATCGCCCTGTGTGTTTTCCTCGGTAAGCCGCTGCAAAGCCTCCCGTGCGCGTCCAAGCGCTTCTGTGGGGTCGTGTTCGGCTGTTATCAGCTCATCGCCGATCTTTCGCAAAGAACGTGCGAGCGCGGCCTCTTTGACTGCGGTTATGTAAGCATCGAGGTTCGCGGCGGTCGGTGTCGTGTCCATCAGTCCCGCAATCAGTTTGTCCGTCACGTCGGTGCAGTTGTGTCCTGCTTCCGCTCGGATGGTCAGCGCATCAAAGCCGCCGTTTTCCTCGTACTGATGACGCATCGCCCGGAAAATCTCTTGCAGCGGCACGGAAGAAAACATATCGTCGGGAAGCTCTGCCGCCTCCGGGAACAACGATGGGTCGATCAGCAGCGAGCCGAGCACGCCGTATTCATTGAGAATTGAATCCATGCGCTACCTCCATGTGTCTGTGGTCGCATCATACTGCCGGGGCGGTGGTTCAGCTTGTCCCGCATTATTTTGACGCTCCCATGTTCTGACCGCTGCTTTCCAATCGACGATTGGCTTTCCTCTCCCTTGCTTCCACCCATTAGCGGAGTAGAAGTCAAAAAAGTGTTCAGCGTCAACAGTGTTCCCACGTTCGTTGCAGTACGACCAAATCTCATCAATTGACGGAGGAACAAAGCGAGGTCGTGGCGGCGCAGCCGCTACAAACTCCTTTTCCAACTCCATCTCCTTCTCCATCTCCTTTTTTACCGATTTCATACATATATTTTCCATCTTTATCAAATA